CTTCCTGCCCGAGTATCACCGCCAAGTCGGCCGCAATGGCATATGCGGCCGCGTGATTCTCCATTGACCATGCCGGCGGCGGGTTATCCCCGTCAAGCATGACAGATACCACCAGGCACGCTTCCGGCGCGCCCTTCCAGTAACCTACCCCTTGCAGGACGGTAAAGCCGTCAATGCCGCGCCGCGCAAGCTGATCGCTAGCCGCTTCGATTGCTTCGCTGGCCGGGTAAGGCACGCCCTTGCGGTTGAGACCAATATGCCACGTCATGCGGTGAGTAAAGATCATGCTGTTTCCTTTCCTTGTCAAATGCGCCATGTGGCGCGGTCAAGAAACATTGAGCAATCGGCATGCCAGCTTGGTTTTCTTTGATCTATCAGTCACTTGACCGACTAACCGCTGTCGGTCAAGTGACGAAAAACGTCACATTGTGCCGCCGTAAATCGTCACTTGTTGCGTCTGACGCGCGACCATGTATTTAGCTGGCATTGGTGCGCGGCGATGCCCCGGTGTATCGCCAGCCACAGGCATATGCGCTGCTCGCTCACGCCCCGCGCCTTGAGTGCGTCAATGTCAGCCGCCGCGCTGTTGAGCTGCTCAGGCACCGGCGGATTGCTGCGCTGCCCCTTGACTGCGGCCAGGATGGCGCGGACCTCATCAGGCGATGCTTTGACCCCTTGAGCGGATAGCGCGTCGGCTATCCGGCCGGCGGAATGGCGCTGGAAGTCAGCCACGCGCATAAAGGGTATCCACCTGGCCAGGCGCGGCGGCGGCGAGTAAGGCGCGAAGTCGGCCACGGCGAAAGCTGCCGATAAGTCGCGGCTCATCCCTCGCTGCCTCCTTGAGCCATTTCGCGCTGGATAAATCGAGTAACTGCACTCGGCGTAACCTTGACGCCATTGGCAGCGAGCCATATCGCAATCTGCGCGGAACCGTATCCGCGCGACGAAAGGTCAAATATGTCATCGCGGTACGGAATCAGCACGGAGAGCCGGCCGCGCTTGCGTGGCGGGACAGACTGGATAAACGACTCAACAGGCAAAGCAAGCGGGTAATTGGGCATGATGCACCTATAAACAGGACGGGACATACCGTCATAAACGCATTATAGCACAATTGATTGCCGTGTTAATTCGATTGATTGCTGTGTTAATTCGATTGATTGCCGTGTTAATTCGATTGATTGCTGTGTTAATTCGATTGATTGCCGTGTTAATTCGATTGATTGCTATAAGAAATTGCATATCCTTGCTGCGTCATGCCTGTAACTCGCCCGTGAAGCTGCAAAAATATGGGCGTATCCCGAGACAATAGGCCGAATTTGCGCGGGGTTGCGTTTTTAGGCTGTTGATTTGTTGGGCTGTATGCCTATTATATGTATTATCCCTCCGAAGCCAGATAGCGTACAAACGCGGAACAGTGGCAATTACACTAGTGTAAAAGTTGGTCGAAAACGTAAGTGCTCTGCTGTTTTCACAAGGTATATTAAATATATTAAAGATAATAATGGGTAGGCATTTTCGGTTTGCCCCGTGGATTCAACAACTTAACAATATCCCTTTTGGAATCCCTTTCTGCCCGACCCCCAAAATTCGAGTATATTATTTTTCGCTTATTTTCCTATTATGCTCGACAATTCAACAGCTTAAAAATTAAACCTCACATGTTAGCGCACGCTGACTTCACCCAGTTTGCATATCCGCCCGTCATATCGCCCGACAGGTCGGCGCGCGATATCTCGACAATTCAACAGCTTAGAATTTATTCTTAATTAGTTGGGCGAGGTGTTGCGCTGTTAGGGTGCGCCGCGTCGCTTGAGGGTTCGGCCGCCAGGGCGCAGGGAATGACAAAAGCATTCTTTTTGGGCTGTTGGGTTGTGGGGCTGGGGGTAATCGCGCGGGCACCCCGGCCTGTGTTCTCCCCCACGTGTACACAGCCGGGCTCTTTTTATTACTGTAAGGTTTCAGACATTCGCCATTCGCGAATTCCGAATGCCGCGCTTGTCCAACAACCCGACAAGTCCACGCGCAATGGACGAGACATTTCTGCAGACGCACCCGCGCCTGTTTCATTCATTTCCTCATTCTGCCCGATTTGAATGAAACACCCAGACATTTCATTACCCAACAGCCAGGCGATTCGTTGGGCAAAATTTTAGGTTTCCGCCGGCCAATTGCTGAAAATTTCGAGCACTTCAGCAGCCTATGTCAAGTCCTAGACAGACGATGCTACACTTGACAGCCAGACAGTCCTGTGTCAAACTGTGCACATGAATGACGACCAAGTCACCGTCCCGGCAGTCCCGGGGCTCCCAGCGCCAGGCGAGCCCTACTACGCAGAGCTTCTGCGTACGGAGATCGTGCCGGACGACAAGCTGAGGGAGGGGGAGCGGCAGGAGTCGGTAGCCGAGCGGGAAGCGCGCAAGCTAGACGAGCGCCTGCCCGGCTACCGGCCGGAGTCCGCAGCCGAGATGTCGTTCGACCCGCGGCTGGCCTACGAGGTCGCCTTGGGGGTCGACAAGGCGGATGCCCTCTTCGCGAAATACGGGCTGGCTCGGGCGCAGGCTGTTGCGTTGTTGGGTAGTGCGGCGTTCATCACTACGGTCAAGAAGTACAAGGAAGAGATCACCGCCGGTGGGATCAGCTTCAAGCTGAAGGCGAAGATCCAGGCCGAAGACCTGCTCACGCACAGTTACTTGATGGCAACAGACCCGGAGGTGCCGTTCGCGGTCAGGGCGGACCTGATCAAGTGGACGGCGAGGGTGGCGGGGCTGGAGCCGAAGGAAAAGGATGGGGGAGGGGGCGCGGCGGGCGGGTTCACGTTGAACTTGACGTTCAGCGGGGACCGCCCGGCTGAGCCTCGCGTGATCGAGGGGGCAATTGTTGGGGAGGGGGAGTGATGGGGGAATACCGCGTCGGTGCCCGCATGACGGACGGGAAGATCCAGCAATTTAAGGTCGACGCGGTTGAGTCGCCTGAAGCGGCCCGGGAGGCTGTGCGCTTGCAGGTGCCCAGGGCCAAGACGATCTTCGCGCTCGTGAAGGGTGGGAAACAGGAGCCACCGATCGAGAAGGTGGCGGCTTGAAGACCTGTACGAAATGGAGCTAAATTACAAAGCGCCGCCGGTGCTGTCGCAGTTCATGCAATCCAACGCGCGTATGCGGGTTGTGCGCGGCCCCTTCGGTAGTGGCAAGAGCGTGGGCTCGATGGTCGAGATCATTCGTCGGGCGACGATGCAAGCGCGTGACAAGAATGGCCTTCGTCGCTCGCGCTGGGCAGTCGTGCGTAACACGATGCCGATGCTGCGAGACACTACGCTCAAGACATGGCGGGACTGGGTGCCTGACGGGTCATGCGGATGGTGGAAAGAGACCGGCAAGACATTCTATCTTGAGTTCGGCGACGTCCGTGCCGAGGTGCTGTTCCGAGCCCTCGACGACGCAGCGGACGTGAAGAACCTGCTGTCGCTTGAATTGACGGGTGCGTTCATCAATGAGGCGCGCGAGATCCCACGGGAGATCGTGGAAGGTCTGCAGGGCCGTATCGACCGATTCCCGAAGCGCGCGGATGGAGGTGCCACATGGGCTGGCATCTGGGCTGATACGAACGCGCCGGAGGAGGGCAGTTACTGGTGGGCCATGATGGAGGGGCTCGACCCGGAGACCGGACAGCCGCGCCCCAACGAGTGGGACTGCTACGTGCAGCCCCCCGGCATGCTTCGCATGCCAAACAGCCGGGTCGCCAGGGGTTACGACCTCGTGTCGAACCCGGATGCGGAGAACATCGAGAACTTGGCACCGGGGTACTACGAGAACCTGTGCAAGGACGCGAGCGACGAATACATCAAGGTCTACGTGCTCAACGAGTACGGTTCGTCGAAAGCCGGGAAGCCGGTGCATCCGATGTTCAAGCAGGACTGGCACGTAGCGAAGGACATCCTCGTCCCCAACCCTAAGCTGCTGCTCGTTATCGGGGCTGACTTCGGGCTCACGCCGGCCATGACGCTCAAGCAGCAAGATACAGCCGGGCGCGTGCTGACGCTCGACGAGATCGTCACCGAGGGCATGGGGTTGAAGCGAGCCATCAACGAGCGACTGAAACCGCTGCTCAGAAACAAGTACAACGACTTCAACATCCAGGTGACGGGTGATCCGGCGGGCAACACGTCTTCGCAGACTGACGAGAAAAGCTGCGTGGATATCTTCCGCGAAGCAGGGTTCAGGAAGGTTAAATTCGCGTACTCGAACAGCCCGGTGCACCGGACGAACGCGACGGACACATTCCTCTCGCGAATGACTGAGAGTGGCCCGGCGTACCTCGTGAGCCCGCAGTGCGCTTACTTGATCCGGGGGATGAAGGGCGGGTATCATTATAAAATAAACAAGTTCGGGATCACAAGCGACTCACCCGAGAAGAACATCTATTCGCATATATGCGAAGCCGGGCAGTACACGGATATGTTCTTTGAGCGAGGGTTCGAGTCAGTCGATCGCCAACAGCAGCGCAAGGCGTATCTGCAGCAGGTGCAAAGCGGCGCCGGTATCTATTCAAGGAGAAGTTGATGCCCGACAACCAGACAGTCCCGGTCGTGGACGAGGCCGCGAAGAAAAAGCTCGGCGTTCGGCTGTACGCGCTGTTCGAGCAGTACAAGAAGGACCGGCGCGAGGCCGAAGAGCAGTGGCTGAAAAACTTGCGGCAGTTCAAGGGCATCTACGACCCGGAGGTTGAGAAGAAGATTCCGGCGGACCAGAGCAAGGCATACCCGAAGATCACCCGCACAAAAGTCATCGCCACGGTCGCCCGGCTGATGGAGATGCTGTTCCCACAGACCGAGAAGAACTGGGGGATCGAGCCGTCGCCGTTGCCTGACGTGAGTGAGGCTGACCTGCAGACCATCCTCGACGAGTTGGCCGGGCAGCAAGAAGATCCGAACGCCGAGTTGACCGAGGAGCAGATCGAGAAAGCTATCGCCGCGTTCGCGAAGAAGCGCGCCGAGCGAATGTCGATAGAGATCGTCGACCAGCTCGACGAGATCCACTACGTCGACATGGCCAGGCGCATCGTGTTCAGCGCCGTGCTATATTCGCACGGCATCCTGTTCGGTCCGATGGTGAAGACGCAGCAAGCCCGGACGTGGGCACGCGACCCATACACGGGCAAGTACAAAGCAACCACGATCGAGCGGCGTGTGCCGTATTACGAGGTTGGCTCCGTGTGGGACTGGTATCCCGACATGAGCGCGAAACGATTCGAGCAGATGGATGGCTCATTTACGCGCGCGGTGCTGTCGCGCCATGGTGTGTCAAAGCTCGCCAGCCGGCCCGACTTCGACGCGAAGGCGGTCAAGGAGTATCTGCGGCAGAACCAAACGGGGAACTACAAGGAACTGCACTGGGAGACTGAGTTGCGGTCTAAGAAGTCCGACCGCGCGAACGTGTCGGATCTGAGCGGGCGCAAATACGAAGCGTGGTCATGGTGGGGTGTTGTATCCGGCCACGAACTGCGTGCTTGCGGCGTGGGTATCTCGGACGAGGAACTATCGCTCGAAGTCGAGGCGAACGTCTGGGGACTCGGGGAACATATCATCAAGGCGGTGCTCAACCCCTACGACGAGAAGATCCGCCCGGAGCATGTGTTCGTGTACGAGGATGACGAGATCAACCTCCTCGGTAACGGGCTGCCTCCGGTGATGCGCGACAGCCAGATGGCCATCTGCGAGGCTTCGCGGATGCTACTCGACAACGCCAGCGTGGTCTGTGGTGACATGATGGAGGTCAACACGGCGCTGCTGATGCCCGGGCAGAATCTTGACATCTATGCCCGCCGCACATGGTTGCGCGAGGACCTCGGAGTCGACGCGAACATCCCGGCGGTGCGGTCTATCAAGATGGACTCACATCTGCCCGAGTTGCAGTCGATCGTGCAGATGTTCCTTGGCTTTGCCGACACGGAGACGGCGTTGCCGCCGCCGGCACTTGGGGACGTGACCAAGGGCGGATCGGAGGCGATGCGGACGTCCGGAAATGCGTCTATGTTCCTTGGCGCAGCCGCGCTGCCGATTCGTGACACGGTGCGAAATTTCGACCGATTCACCACGAGCTTCATCTCTTCGCTCTATCATTGGAACATGCAGTTCAATACCAAGGAGAGCATCAAGGGTGACTACGCCGTGATTGCCAGGGGTTCGACCAGTCTGATCGCGAAAGAAGTACGGGCGTATGCGCTCGACAGCTTCGCGGCCACGCTGACGCCGGAAGAGCGGGCTGAATTGAAGACTCGCAAGTTGCTTGAAGAGCGGATGAAAGTGCGCGATCTGCCGCTTGACCTGCTCGAAGATCCGGAGGTCGTTGATCAGCTCCGCAAGCAGCAAGCGGATGAAGCCAACAAGGATAAGGCCGCGCAGACTGAGTTGCTCGCGGCTGAGATCAAGAAAACGCTCGCCGAAGCGTTCAAGGATGTGTCCCTCGCTACCAAGGCGCAGGTGGGTGCCAGCGTGGATTCATTCAATGCCACCGTGGAGGGGATAGCACGTGCAAAAGAGGCTGATCAAGCAGGAAACGCAGGAACTGAAGAAGGCGGTGTTCCACGCACAGCACGAGCCGGGGCTGCAGGCGCTGCTGCAACTGGCGGAGATTAACCGCGACACCGCGCTTGCCAGCTGGCGCCGGGCGCGCGGGGACGACATGGTGCGTTTCCAAGCCGAGTACAACACGTACCAGGGCGTGATTGACACGATAACCAAACAGCCGTACGAATTCGACGGCGAATAAGGAGGGGGAGATGGCAACAGAGAACGAAGGTGTTGACGATTTTGCTGCGGCGTTCGCCGAAGCGGTCAAAGTAGTGGAATCTCCGGACGATACGGCTGCCGCTACGGCCCAGGCAGAAGCGATGGGGACCGCTGACGACAAGCCGGCCCCGGCGGCTGATGACAAGCCCGCGCCCGCCGCTGACGACAAGCCGGCCCCGGCGGCTGATGACAAGCCTGCGCCCGCCGCTGACGACAAGCCGGCCCCGGCGGCTGATGACAAGCCGGCCCCGGCGGCTGATGACAAGCCCGCGCCCGCCGCTGACGACAAGCCGGCCCCGGCGGCAGATGCTGGACCGTCGATCGACGAGCAATTCCCCGACCCTCAGTTCACCGAGGAGGAGCAAAAGGCGATCGCCGAGTTCGAGAAGAACTGGGACGAGATCTCGCCTGTGTTCAACATCAAGCTGAAGCACGCGGTTGCCGCCGTGGAAGCCAAAGCTGCCAGGACGATCGCGAAGGTGGTGGAGAACATCTACGCCGACTTCACGCCGCTGATCAACTCGCACCTGAAAGCCGAGGCGACGTCCTTCCGTGGGGCCGTGCTGCAAGCGCACGAAGACTACGACGCAGTGTACCCGAAGCTCGAAGGCTGGATCAAGACGCATCCGGCATACTTGCAATCCGGACTGCTGAAGGCTTACAATGAGGGTACTGCTGAAGAAGTCATTGACTTGGTCAGCCGGTACAAACAAGCGAACGGGGTCAAACCACAGGCGGCTGCCCCCGCAGCGCCCGAACAGGGCGAAACGAAAAAACCTGCTGCAGCCGCGGCTGCAGCGCTGGCCCCGGTGGATACGAAACGCACCACGCCGAAGCCTTCGGGCGTTGACCCGAATGACTACGACAACGCGTTCGACGAAGCGGCGGCCGGACTCATGAACTAAAGGAGTGATGCATGGCCTTTGACAAAAACCAAGTCAACCAGTCGATCGCGGACTTCTCGGTCAAGAAGCTGCTCACCGACCTGCTCGACGCCATCACCGGCGGCTCGTTCAACGACATCACCGCGACGGCTGCGGAGATCAACCGGGCGGCCGACACTTCGGCGCGTCTGGTGAGCGCTACAGCGGCCACTCTCACCGTCACCGAAGCCAGCCACGACCAGAAACTGATCGCACTGAACAAGGCCGACGGCATCACCGTCACGCTGCCGGCGGCTACCGGCTCCGGTGCGATTTACGAGTTCATCGTCGGCACGTCCGCCTCCGGCGGCAGCTACGTCATCAAGGTCGCCGATGCGACCGACGTGATGGATGGCATGGTGCTGACGGCTGACGACACTGCCACGCCGGTGAATGGCGTGTGGGTGACGGCGGCCGACACGGACACGATCACGCTCAATGGCGGAAGCCAGGGCGGACTCATCGGGGATACGATCCGATTGGTCGACATCGCCACCAACCAGTGGGTCGTGCATGGCGTGCTGAAACAGAGCGGCGCAGAAGCGACGCCGTTCAGCGCGACAGTGGCGTAATCCCCAACCCCAACAACGTAACAGGAGAAAAGTAAGATGGCTACCAACATGGTCTATGGGGATATCTCCCCGCGCACCGCCGCCCACGCCGTCGCGCGCATGCTGACGCGCGGCGTCCCGTACCTCGTGCTGGAGAAATTCGGCCAGGTCTACGTCATGCCCACCAAGTCGACCAAAGTCGCGAAGTTCCGCCGCTACAACGCGCTGGCGCTGGCCACGACCCCGCTGGTCGAAGGCGTCACCCCCGCCGGCAGCAAAGTCACCGTGACCGACGTCACCGCTACCCTGGAGCAATACGGCGACTTCGTGCCGTTCTCCGATGTGATCGAGGACACCCACGAAGACCCGTTCCTGCAGCAGGTCAGCGACGTGCTCGGCGAGCAGGCCGCCCAGACGATGGAAACCATCCGCTGGAACATCATCAAGGCCGGAACCAACGTGTTCTACGCCAACGGTAGCGGGCGTACCGACGTGAACACGCCGATTACCCTGGCCCTGCAACGCAAGTGCACCCGCGCGCTGAAGCGCCAGAATGCCGCCTACATCACCAGCGTCGTCGCCAGCACCCCGCAGTTCCGCATGGAGCCGGTCGAGGCTGCTTACATTGGCCTGGTGCACCCGGACGTCGAGAACGACATCCGCAACCTCAGCGGCTTCATCCCGACCAAGCAGTACGGCGCGCCTACCCCGTGGGCCAACGAGATCGGCGCCGTGGAGGATGTCCGCTACCTGCGCTCCACCATCTTCTCGGCCTTCGCCGACGGCGGCGGCGACAAGGGGTCGATGATCTCGACTACCGGCACCAAGGCGGACGTGTACCCGGTGCTGTACGTGGCCAAGGACGCCTACGGTCTGGTCCCGGTGAAGGGCAAGGATTCCATGTCCATCATGGTCGTGAATCCGAAGCCGTCAGCCGGCGACCCGCTGGGCCAGCGCGGCACCGCCGGCTGGAAGACGATGCACACTGCGGTCATCCTGAATGACCTGTGGCTGGTGCGTGCCGAAGTCGCGGCCACCAACTAAGATCCGGCTGCCGGGGACGCCGTATAGCGCCCCCGGCCGCTGAAACCCCAAACAAGGAGACAAGCAAATGGCTATCACTTCCGCCCTTCGCCTGAGCCCGACGCACCAGAATCGCGCGATCGGCTCGTTCAAGGACACCGGCACCGTCAAGAAGTCTGTCGTCAAGCTGGGCTTCGTGCCCCGCCACGTCAAGCTGATCGACGCCACCAACTGCATCTCGTACGAGTGGTACGAAGGCATGGCCGCCGATTCGGCAATCAAGCAGGCCGCCAACGGCGATACCACCCTGGAGACCTCCAACGGCATTACCGTTGGCGCCCTGAACACGGGCACCGTCGACACGTGGACCGTGTACGAGCCGACCCTGCAGACCGTCGGCACGCCGTCGGCTGCCCCGGCTACCGATACGGACATGAGCCGCCTGAACCTGGTCAACGAGGTCATCGTCGGCTTCAATGCCCCGGCGGCCATCCTGACGTCCAGCGGCCAGTTCTACTTCATCGCCGAAGACTAAGCAACTGCCTGCGGGCAGGACGCTGCACCACGGGCCGGTCCTGCGTATTGCGGGACCGGCCTTAACGCAAGGAGCATGTGATGATCAACGGCGATTTTACGATCAGGATCGCGGTCCTCGAAAACGGGTTTACGGTCGAGGTGCCTGACTACGAGAAGGCCAAGGAACTCGAAGCAAAACGCGAGAAGGAGAGCAAGGCCGACAAAGGTTGTTGCTCCCCAACCGTTTGGCTTGGTGACTGCACCGAGAAACTGGTCGCCAAGAGCGCGAAGGACGTGATGGATATCGTCAGCAAGGCCCTGGCCAAGCTGCCGCAGGACGTCTATGCCGAAGCGTTCGAGGAGGCCACAAAAGAAAACCGTTCGGGCGAACCGCGCGGGAAATAGCAACACAACCATAGGAGGGGAAGATGAGCGAACAGAAACTGAACGAAGGTGCCGGCGTACCGGACGAACTGCTCGGCGGCCCGGACGATGTCGAAGCCCTGAAGGCGCGCATCCGTGAACTCGAACAGGCAAACCAAGCACAGCGCGCGGCGGCCGATGTCGAGGAAAAAGAAGTCGGCGTGGCTACCGCGTCGAGCGCGTCCACGAAGGAGCGCTACGCCATCATCGTCGAGGAAGGCGCCGAAGCCAACGCCATCAAGCGCGTGCCGGTGCAGGTCAATGGCCGGGCGTACCTGATCGAACGCGGCAAGCGCGTCGAGGTGCCGCCCGAAGTGGTGCATGTGCTGGAGAACGCGGTGGTCGACAAGTCGATTTCGGTCGAGGACGAGCGAACTGGTTTGCCGAATGGCATCGTCGTGCGTCCGACTCGGCGTTTCCCGTTCCAGAACCTGGGCAAAGTCGTCGACGCTGATGGCAACCGCCTCGACGGGAAGATCGCGGCGTGAAGAACTGCGAGCTGATCAGTCATGTCGCGAGGGAGATGCTCGGAGACCGCACGGACAAATTGGCCGGCGGTGAAGACAGCCTTTACTCCGACGCGCTGATCGCTCGTTATCTCACCGAGGGCGAGAAAATCCTGTGCCGCAAGGCGTGGGTGCTTGAGGATTCGACCTCGCCCCAGGCATGTCAGATCTCGCTCGTCGAGAATAAGTACGACTATCCGATCCACAACAAGGTGCTGTTCGTCAAGACGGCCAAGTTGAGCGATTCGGACATCGAGTTGATCCGCGTCGGTCATGCGGACAACACGACGCTCAACGTCCGCACGGTGTACGATCCGGACTTCTGGGACGTGAACACCGTGCTGACGGAGACAGCTGGGCGGCCCGATCGCTTCGCGACCGATATGGGCACGCGGCGTATCCGCATCCGGCGTAAGCCCGACGCTACGGCCGCTGCGCTCAAGCTGCAGATGACCGTCGTGCGTATGCCGCTGAACGCGATCACGACTGCCACCAGCGACAAAGAGCCCGAGATCCCCGAGGAATACCATCTCGACCTCACGTTGTACGCCGCTGGCAAATGCCTCAGTCACCCGTTGGTTGACGCTGGGGATCGCCGACAGGGGCTCGCCTGGCTAGAAGAGTTCGAAGGTCGAGTGAGAGAGGCCAAGCGCGATCGCATGCGGTTCCAGCAGAGCGAGCCGCAGTTCAGATTTGGCGGGTGGGCGAGTGGCGATTGAAGACTACTTGTCGCGGGGAGATCGTGACCTTGCAGTTTTCGGCCCGTTCACTAAGGGCGTAAACAACCGCCTGTCGGATGCCGCACTTGGCGGAGACATGCTGCGCCAGGCGGTCAATTGCTATCTGGATGATGCCGGGCGTCTTCGCCGTCGCGCTGGACATGCGCGCGTTGAGTCGGCCACGGACGGACACTCGCTGTATGCGGGTGATGAAGGTATATTCTTCGTCGACGGTGCGGCGTTGCGCTCGTACAACGCCGAGGCAGACACGGCTGCCTCATTACGGGCTGACCTCACAGCAGCCGCCCGCATGGCATGGCTTGAGGTGAATGGCGAAGTATATTACTCGAACGGGCATCAACGTGGCAAGATCCGTGACGGAGCGCTGCGTGAATGGGGTGTGGAGGTGCCTTCCGGGTTGCCCGCGCTTGCCGCTGGCGCTGGTGTGCTGCCACCCGGACGATACGAAGTTCTTTGCACGTTTACCAATGACGAAGGCGAAGAGTCTGGTGCCGGCAGATCGGCGGGCATCACGCTCGCCGCTGACGGCGCGATACAGGCCAGCATTTTGCCGCAGCCAACGTCTGCTGAGGTAGCCGCGATCAATGTCTATCTGACGCCGACAAACGGCGCCGGGATATTCTACCGCGCTGCATCTGTCGCGGTCGGCACGGCGTCAATCACGATCACGTCGTTTGACCCAGCGAAGGAATTGAAGACACAGTTCATGGTGCCACCCCCGGCCGGAAATGTGATTGCTTATGCGGGTGGGCGCATTTTCGTCGCCGATGGTAAAATAGTGTGGTATACGGAACCTTATGCTTTGGGGCGATGCGCGGTACAGCGGAGTTTCATGCTGTTCAAGGACGACGTCACTTTGATGGCGGGAACGAAGAATGGCCTGTATATCGCCGCTGGGAAGACGTATTACATGTCGGCGGCAGACCCGGCGACAGCCGAGTTGGATGTGCGGTTGCCGTACGGGGCGGCCTTTGGGAGCCTGGCGCCGATGCCTACGTACGCTGAGACTGAGGCCAAATGGACCTGGCGGAGTGATAGAGGGCAGGTGATCGCCGATGAGAACGGGAAGATCACGAACTTGCAGGACGCGCAACTGGTCTTAGACCCCTGCGACACTGGGGCATCCGCATTGATCGAAATTGACGGGATGAAGCAAATCGTTTCACTGGGCGTGCCGAAGGCGGACTCTGCCGCGGAGGCGCGAGATTTTGTCGAGATGGAAGTAAGAAGGAGAGCATCATGAATGGCATGCCTAAGTCGCTGCAAAACGATATCAAACGATTCGGCCTTGAGCGCGCGGATGATGGGGCGCTGTTTGTTCCCCGCGCGAGGATTCTCATCGGAGGCGTATTCACTTACGAGCATCGCCGCGCCGGTGATATCTTATCGGTCGATCAGCACCACAACATCATTACCAACCAAGGGTTGAATCACGCCTTGGATGTGTTGCTGCACGGTACGACCCCCGTGTCCCCGTGGTATGTTGGTGTGTTCGAGGGTAATTACACCCCCGTTGCAGGCGACACTGCGGCCACGTTCCCGGCCAATGCGACCGAATGCACGGCTTACGATGAAGCGACGCGCGTGGAATACAACGAAGCGGCAGCTTCGAGTCAGTCGACTACGAACAGCGCCAACAAAGCCACGTTCACGTTCAATGCGACCAAGACGATCTACGGCGCATTTCTATCCAGCGTCTCGACCAAGAGCGCGACAACTGGAACACTACTTGCCGCAAACAAAGCCAGCGTCGCCAAGGCCGTCGTAGACGACGACCAGCTCTTGATCACCTATACGCTGAGCATGACTTCTGCGTAAGCACCTGTGGATTATGGGTTCATCCCAAACCTCCACGTAGTACTGCTTGGCGATTCGCAGCGCGCGGGGGCGTATCTGCCGTACGGGAAACAACTCGTACGGCAGTTGCTCGCTTCGCGGCAGCCTTATGGTAAACGGGTAATATCCCCCGAAGATGGCATTACGGTCGAAGCGTGGATTAGCGGCGACCACAGATGGGTGCGCGTCACTGCTGGCGGATGCCCACCGTACTTCATGGAAAGCGGCATTGTGGGGTTGCAGGATATTGGTCTGGGTAATCCAGGTTTGTTCGGCAACGACGGCATTGTGCATTACAGCCCCGCAATCCGCACCTACGCCGAGCAGGAGAAATTGCTCGGTACTCTGAGCAAACCGCCCGCATTGGCTAGCGAACTGACCACTGAGAATGACGCTACGAAAGCCATGAAGGCTACGCTAGATGCCGATGGAAATCGCGACGAGGACAGTGAGTATACGCTTGCGTATAAAAAGATGTGCGCCTCTCGTATACCGCCGTCTATATTTACTGGGAAACTGCGGCTTTATTTTCAAGCTAAATATGGAGCTAAATTGGCGAATTGGGCGTTCAGTATGAACGTTGCCAACGCTCCGCCGTCGCTAGATCTGCCGTTTACACCGACAGATACTTACACGGAAGGCGGGACGTTCCAGTTCCACTCGGCGCACACGGGTATATACACCGACGAAAACATGCGGCATTGGTTGGTGCAACTCGGGACCAAAACTTCCGCGGCGGCACCGGATACAGCCAATGTCTTCCGACTCCGGGCCTCAGCGTGCGTGGAGAAGCTCCGCCCCCTACTGCTTGACCCAGACGTGTCGGACGACGATAAAGAGCGGATTGAAGCTTACATACTATCCGACTCCGTTCCAGACCCGGAGTTTTGCGTGTCGAAATCGGTAAGCATCCCACTTATCACCAGTATGGGGTATGGCTGGCATTTTAACTGGAGCGGAACGGCCGCCGACATTATCCAGGTCGAGACGATCAGCACGGGTGGTTCGACTTACAAACACCGCTCGACGCATTACCGGATCAACATCTTGCGTGATGGCACGAAGCTTGATGACCCGACGAACACCGCGCTTGAGAACGAGACCCGCCGATGGACTTTCGATCTCGAACAGGTTGAGCAGAAAGAATGGAAGAACTACAAGTGGCAACATGTCATCGCGTTTCCAGATTGGAGTGAGAGCCAACTGGAAATTTTCGGGGCATTACTAGGGACGCGTTTCGGCGACGGTGCCCCGTTGTATTGCTTCTATAACCGCGACGACCTTCAAGTGGTGCGATATAGTTGTAGCGGCGGGGAGAGTATCGCGGCGCAGTATAAATCAGAAGCGTCTCCTTCATACTTTGGTGGTAACGCAGATTGGGGCGAGTATGCTGGGTACGCTCCGGCGGGGGCGTACGTCACCACGGGCGATGAATCAGGCGAGTTTAATGGGTATCAGCGCACGGCGACAGACTTGGTTTATAGTTTCACCGTCGGTGGTACTACAGTGTCTGGGCAGGACTATTCATACGGGTACACGCGAAAGAGGCGTACGGTTTCTCCAACGTTCGGCGGCGAACCATATTATGGCGAGGGCACAGCGTCATTGGAAGAATCGCAAATACAGCAGGGAAATTCTATACCCAATAGCCCCTTGGGCGTATGGGGTAACTGGACCGGCGGGGAGACTTGGGAGTCATGGACCACGATCCCGGCGAGTAGGTGGGATCGCCATGCGGTTGTCGGTGCCTATGCTACGTTGATCGAAGACACGGATAGCGGGACGTATGGTAAGTCAGGGGTCATGCTGTGCGTTATACCGTTTGGGGACGCAGAAGCGGTATATTTATGGTCGCGCGACTATATTTCCCGCGCTGGCACTGGCACGCGCCGCTACCACGAGCAGATTCCGAGTTTCTTTAATTCAATGGGGTGGCGCCCGATTACAGTCCCGTCTACTCCGACAGTTACATACTTGTACTGGGGCCGCAAAAGCGATGGCGCTTACGGCGGGGTCACGACGGCCACTACGGTCAATGAAGAATCGTACGTTACAACCGGCGCGCATTTTATCTCTGGCAACGGAGTACAGGCTTTTGACCCGAACGCCGCTACGGTTGTTTCAGCTTTCTTCGCGGGCGAGCCTGTTACTCATGTCCCGCAACAATTCCATACCCGTACAAGTGCAGGGTTATATCGGGATACCGATGGCGCTGGCGTGGTCATCACCGGGGGGTATAATATGTCCTTGGATGGTAAACCTTACGTTTTTACAGGATGGGCCTAAGATATGGCTTCAGCGGCTGATTTGAAGTTTATCCTTTCGGGGGGCGCGGCAAATACCGACCCAGCCGCAGCACTCGGTGGCGCGATATCGACCGCTGGTGGCGGAGTAATCCTCTCGCAAAGTATTACAGCGTCTACGCTCGGCGGCGTGACGTACGACGACGCTGCAGGAAATAGTGCCGGCGGGGGCACAGTTACATTCACTTCTTCCGGTACGACGTTGCAATGGACACCTCCAGGAGGCGCGATCGGCGCGGCAGTTAACATAACACCGAGCGGGGTGTACGCTGTATACGGCGCTGACGGCCTGGGGCATATCAAGATTACGTCGAACACAGGCTCTTTCGGCGGTGATGCGGCACAGAACGTAACGATCGCGAATCAGGTAAATAAACTGTTTGACGACGTTGCCCGCGCGGAAGCAGTCACGGGCGATACAGAGTATCGATGCTTCTACGTACGCAACGATCATGCGTCTGACACGTTGACGAGCACAAAGCTCTGGTTAAGTGCCGATACGAATGGCGCAGACACGCTCGCAATAGGGCTTGACCCAGTAGGGCTTAACGGCACCGCCACGACGATCGTGGATGAAAATACCGCGCCTTCCGGAGTAACGTTCTCCGCACCGACAGAAGAGACGACCGCGCTTAGTCTTGGGAATCTCGCGCCGACGGATTATTATGCGGTGTGGGTACGACGCACAGTCCCTGTGGCTACGGTAGACACTACAACGGCTGACGCTTCGGCGCTGAAGGTACGATTTTTATGAGCTACGATACCGAAGTTACGGCTGATAGCCCGCTGGTTTACCTCGAACTCAACGACACGTCTGGTGCGACGGCAACCGACACGTCTGGCAACACCCGCCACGGCACGTATGCTACCACGTCAGGGACGGGGTATCAATTAAACCAGACCGGAATTCTTGCAACGCGGACGGACGGGAACGTCAAATTTGTCAATGCCGCCGGGGCCGAAACGAGCCCCAGCACGGGGTATGTTACGATCCCCTATGGGGCATGGACCAATTTGACGGGGGATTTTTCGGTTGAATTCTGGTATCAGCCGCCAGCGAGTGGCAACTGTGGGGGTGTTCTATGCGGGCACCGCAGTACGGTGTTGCAGTGGGACGTAAACTTGTTCGCGTCTGGCGAGGTTCAATTTCGTATTTGGGGCGACGGCATCACAAACGCTCCGTTTGCTGTTACAGCGGAGAGTACTGAAGTATTCGCCGATCGAAAACCGTATCACATCGTTGGGGTACATTCAGGCACTTCGATGTTGATTTATATCAACGGCGTACTAGAGGGCACGGCTCCCGGGCCTACTACGGTAATAGCTAATACTGCCGACGCCGTCGGTATAAATTCTACCGGCGCGGCTGCGTCGCAGACTGTTGTCGGCCGCGTAGCCTGCTTTGCGCTTTACGGCAGTGCGCTATCTGCTTCGCGCATTGCGGCGCACTACACTGCGGGTGCCGCGAAGATCGCGTTTCTTAACCAACAGTGGCAATTGCTGGCCGCGGATGAGATGAGTGTGGCTGCATCAGCAACGGGCACGAGCAGCGTGGTGTATCTGGCGGCGATGAGCATACCATGTACAGAGACAGTCGCTGTTACTGGAGATACGGCCGCCGCGCTTCGCCTCGCCGTAAGCCTCGCCACAACGGCCACTGGCACATCGGCGATCACCCCGCAGCAATACCTCGGTGTGGCTTTCCTTGACTCGGCGTCGATCGCCCA